ACTGTAAATGAGCGAGTGATTATCGATATCAATCCGTGAACGATGGACACCAACGCCATGCTCCTTGAGACCATTATCATGCTCTCGTATGCCGCAGCCTTGGGTGGTATTTACTGCTCGACGCTGTGGGCGTTGAAGTTCATTTTCCGCAGCAAGCACACATTCGTCGTTTGTTGCGCCCTTCTCAGCACCCTCGCCTTAACCGTGGGCGGGCTAACCATATACGCACCCATTTTGGTGCGCATGGTTAAGGCATGGCTATTCAACACCGGCCATGCGTGTGCTGTTGACCGAGCAAAGCGCCAGTCTTTGTTGACCCTCTATAGTACTCCCCTCGTTGGACCTGTTGCCGTTTGGCTTGGGCCCATGTTCGGTTTGTATTCCTGGGGGGAAGCCAACTTGGATTTTGGCCCACTCTGCACCTACCTTGATAGTCAAGGTTTTGTCCCCGTCGTCACAGCTCCGTCTGTGGTGGTGTGGTTCAAGACTCTGTGCTACATTGCAGTGTGCTCGGTCATCCCTGTCGTGTGTCTCTGGGCGTACTTATCTTTCTGTGTATGCCAGGTGATCCGACGGGCCTTTACGGGGTTAGCCGTTTCTGTTGACGCTCCTGTCCTGCCTTTCACTCTTGAGGCAGCGACGGACGCCATCTCCACCCTTAACCGACTCCTTTTAGTTGAGTTAAAATCCGTACCAGCGGAGGTGGGGCACCACAAGAAACTGGCTTTTGTCCGGGCTCGTACTGAAATGACCGTCCTGAGTTTTCTCAGGCGTTATACTTCTAAGACCCGTGATATTGGTGGTTCCCTCAAGCGTAATTCTAAGCTTGGTGCTGACCACCATGTCTGTTACCCCAATCTTGACGCTGCTGATCATCGCCGCGTCGCATTGAGAGATGATTTTGCGGTTGATGCTGCTATCCATACTGGTCAAGACTGTCCTTGCAGCAATCGTCTCTCAATCATGTCATACGTGGACTTCCATCTTTCTCGGGAAGACCTCGTAGGAGCAATCCGAAGCCCCACTCTAGTGGTGACCCATGATTTCTACCATAACATGGGTACCTCATCCTGGTATGATGGGGAGGCTTCAGTCACTGTCACCCCCGCCGGCGTCTTTATGGAGACCAGTGGTGGATCCAGTTATTCTCACGGATACCACCAATGGGAATCGGAGGGGCTGATAGTGGCTAGCGGCCGTGCAGTACAGTACCGCCGTTTGGGTTTCTCTGACAAGTACACAATGGTGTTGCTTGTGTGGCCATGCTCTGGTACATACTATCTCAACGACCCCCTGAATCTGCGATCTAGTGGGGGGTTGGTGGAAAAAGTCGACTGCTCTGACGGGGTGACAGCCGTTCGGAGCACCGGCGACAAAGGCAAGCTCACGTACGTCTTCCAAAAGGGAGCCGTAAAAATTGGTCATTTGTCGTTTTCCACCATCATACGTGCTGCGCATGCTGTCTCCTCATTGAAGAGGGGGGACAGGTACAAGGCCACTGTTGACAGTGTCGTGCGCTCCCGTATCGTTGCTGATGAGGAGGATCTTACCCTCCTGATGTATGCTACCAACCTCGTGTTGATGCTGTCTGACGAGATAGCTGTGTCTCTTTCCCGCGACACTTATATCCACGGGGATCCTTCAACCTTATCTTGGGTGCAGAGACGTCTGATCCGATTTCTTGTTCGCTCCAGCAACCGGGCTTGGATTCTGGGACCATTGTGTTCCCGAATCTCCCGCTTTGTGGTGGGTCCCAGCGCACGCTTTTCATTGGTGCCCTGGGCTTGGAGTGAGCAGGTGGTCCCGATGTACGAAACCGTACCACCCACCGAGACCGTTGATTTGACCGATTCCCCTGGCGCCAGCCGTCCCTTTTCATCTGGCGGGCAGGGTGATGTTGCCGGGCCTGCTTCGCCAGATAGTGATGTTCCCCGGCAGGACGCTCAACAACGCGATGTCGTCAGTGCAGCTGCGTGTGACAAACACTGTCCCACTGCCACATCCACACCTCCTAAGCTCCCCCAACGAGTTTCTAAGGAGGTGCGTGATCCGGGCAGCGATGTTCCCCATACCTCTGCCTGCTATAGGCGGCATAGGAAAGGGGCACCCTGCTTTCCTGCCTCAGGTTCCAACCCGACAGAGAAGATTGTCAAAACTTCTCCCAAGGCTAACAAGCCCCAGCCCCCTCCTAAGAAAGCTGGATCTCGGGCCACTAAACCTGGACGACCCTCACCCATTGTCTCTTCCACCCCTGCTCAATCCACTCCAACTAGCAGCAGAGGGAAAAAGAAGAGCCGAGGATCTCGGAACCCGGTGGTCCATCCACCCATCAACCCTGACCCCAAAACCTCCGTCCTTGGTCCTCCACCAAGAATGGTGCAGGGTTTGGCCCCTCCTCCACCCAATGCAACGAGCATATCTATTGCTCGCCGAAGAGGAAGGGGTGCTCGTCAAAATGGGCCCTCTCGTAAGCCCACACAGAGCCCCATCAAGACTGCCATTAAGCGTAATGCGGAAAAAGTATATACGGCAGTCGTTCAGTCAGTGGACCCAAAGCGTAAACAAGGACCCGTTATCACCTCGGGCCTTAACCCAATGGCTGAACCGTTTTCCCCAGCGTCAAAGGAAGGAGCTGGAGGAAGCGACGGAAAACCTGAAGCACCAGGGGTTGCTTCATAAGCATTCCGTCACTAAAGCTTTCATTAAGATTGAGGCCGGCGCCAAATTCACGGATCCGAGAAATATCTCTCCGAGGCGCCCTGAATTCCTAGCTATCATAGGGCCTTACATTCATGCTATAGAGAAGGCTGCAGGTTGTGCACCGTTTTTGGTCAAGGGTCTGGATCCTGAGGCCAAGCGCAGAAAACTGG